CTTGAGGCGCTTGGATGTCGATGAAGCATTCGCTGAACTCTTGCGCCTGTTTAAGTTCGGCTGCTTTGGCAAGTGCAGCTTCGTAGCTGTCGAAGATCTCGACAACCCGAACACCACTCTCACAGATCTTTTTAACAATAAATTCCATTATATTTCCCTCTGTTATGCGTACCAAGATTTATACATGGGAGATCCATCCCACTTGCTTGCGCAGCTAAAGCTGTTCAAGCTAACGTAATTATTGCTGCTTGCTTTCTTTTTGAAAGGTTCACCGTATTCAGCCTGGGGAACAGCAACAACTTCGCAAGCCATGCCATGATCGTAATCGCTGCCCTCAACAGTGTTGCTGCCAACTGCAATCAACTCAACCATAGACTTACCAACCAGCCGTTTAACCTTGTAGAAATCAACATTGGTCTGGTCATAGCCCCAGCTGCTAACCAGGATGTCACCAACTTTTAAGCTGTGGGGTTTGCTGCGTTCTGCCTTCTCTTTGGCCTTCCGATCCTCAGACGCTTGCACTCCCTCGATCTGCTCTTTGATCTTCTGCTCCATTTGTGCCCGGCTCCGAAAGCCATAATACCAGGCGGGTTTGCTCCGCTTGCCAATAAAGCACATGGCCGCACATTCCCGAACGGTGTTGTCATTTTCTCGGTTCTCAACATAGAACACAACGGGCAGATCTTTAGGCGCAATCTTCATTGCACCTTTCTTGATATAAAACTCACGCGATAAAGCCATGTTATTTCTCCTCCTGGTTATCGAACAAAGGTAAGCCGAAGGTCTGTGCCTCGGCGATGTCGAAGGCTTCTGCAACCTCCGCTGCAAGGATCCGCATCACAGGCTTGCTGATCCGCTTCCGCTTGCCCCAGTGATCGGCAATGTCTTTGATGCCGCCCTGGTCTAAAACTTGATTGCCCCGGATCAACTGAACGTGTCCGGTGGTAGTAACCATGTAAACATGATTGGGGTTGGCAACGTCTTTGATGAACCGCTGCATAGTGATGCCCTCAGTGTGGCTTTGGGGCAGAACCTCGTACTGAATGCCGATCGCATCCATAACCTTTTCCCGCTCCCAATAGTGAGTACCACCAGCCCACCGCCGCTTGCGCTTAACCCGATCGCAATGCTTGCGAAACAGATTGAAACATTCTTCTAAGCTTTTGCCCGCAGCAACCGCAACGGCTTGAACACCGCAATGGCCACCCCGAAACGCGTCTTTAGGCAATGCAAATTCCATCAATCAAACCCTCCTAACAAATCCGCATGATCTGGCCAGCCTTAGCGGCCTCAACCCATTGCTCTTGGCCAGCTTTGTCACCGGCCTTGATCTTGGCATACAAGCTTTGCTCGTAATCCATCCGACACTCGAAGCACATGCACTCGAACATCTCGCACTCTTCGCAACCAGCGATAGGGGCCATCTCTTTTTCCATCAATCTTTCTCCTGTAAAAAACAAAACACAACTTGTAATATAGTAATATCACTATAAGGGTCAAGAGATATCTATAAAAAAATGTGCATAAAAAGGAAAAAAAATGCCAAAAAAACGCCAAGTACATGAAAACCTTGTGAAATTTCATTGCAGTTTACCGGCTGAAACCAAGCAGCGGCTGCAAGATTATGCTGATAGCCGCGATGAAACGGCTGCGAGAGTCTTAGCTAATCTGATCGAAACGCATATTCCTAAGCCCGGTTCAGAAATTATTTTATCAGTGCTGGAGGCTGAGGACGACAAGCAAGTTGACCTCGAGGAATGGCTGAGAAACCATGACTAAGATCTCAATCTATCTCAGCGGCCAGCCGGTCGGCAAAGGACGCCCCAGGTTCACCAGGACAGGACATGCCTACACCCCGGAGAAAACCAGGCGCTACGAACACAAACTAGCAGCTGAAGCATCCAACTGGATGATGCTACGATCTATGGATCCAATCACCCAACCTTGCCGGGTTGCTATCTTGGCACAGTTCCAGATACCTAAATCATGGCCTAAGAGGCGCAGAGAGGCTGCTACAGCAGGGGAAGTATATCCTGGGCTACCTGACATCGATAACGTGGCTAAGATCGCTCTGGACGCCTTAAATGGCGTTTGCTTTGAAGATGACAAACAGGTGTATGAGCTAAAGGTTTCTAAGCGGTATGGTGAACCCATGATTTTAATAGAAGTGGATTGGGATTAATGCGGCCACCCACCATTCGAAGCAAAGACCTGAGAAAGTTCAGCATCATTCCCTTCAAGGCAGTGATGGATAAAGAGCTACATGGAACCAGCGCGTTCACAGTCCTGGCGCTGCTCTGCTCTTATTGCGATGAAATAGGCAGAACATTCGTTAGCAATGCCAGGCTCGCTAAAGACCTCGGTGTATCAAGACCAGCCATCAACAGGCAGCTGAAACGCCTCAAGGACATGGGATACATCACATACGGTAGACCACAGTTCAAAGGACAAACCACACGCACCTGGAAAGTAATCTACGATGACATCACAGACGAAGATGAAGCCAGAGCAAACCTCAACGCAGCTGAACAAATCTCACTCGCAGAACGGGAAAGAGAATTACAGCTTACAACCTCTAAGGCTGTGGATAACTCTAATCAGGATCAGGAAGGTGTAACACCTGGAGGTTACACATCTGAGGACGAACATGTAACATCTAGAGGTTACACCACATGTAACGCCCAGAGGTTACACATACCAGACCATATAACAGATAGTGATAGTATATTAATAGAAGATGCTAGAAAGAATTGTGTAATGTTTTTGAGAGTTGCTGAAGCTTACGGAACTCCAAGACAAATCAATGACCGAGATGTGGAAACAATGAAGAAATGGATACAGGACGGTCTCAAGCAGGAGGATTGGGGTCAGATACTGAAGCAGCATGCAGAGTATTGCCGCTCAAAGCACCGCGATTTAGCCAGGGGCATCGGCTACTTTCAGATCCCGGTGAGCAAAAGCCTGGGCAAATCAGCCGATAAACGTGTCAATAATACAATCATAGGTGTAGCAAAAGGGTTAAGGCTTTGATAATGTTCAATAATAAATTTAACATAATATATATTATGCGATGTAATCGTTTTAGATCGCAGTTTTGCGCGTTTTGCTGCCTGGATCGCTCGCAGCACGATCGACCCCCTGCCCCCCGCCCCCCGCGCGTATATGTGCATACCCCCACATAAATATTTTCTGGTTTTTTTCGCAACGGTATGCGATACCTTTATCACTCAAAATAGGAAGGATTGAGATATGAAAAAAATGTATAGTGTTGTTCAGGGTCGTAAGCGCAAGGATCAGCCTGACAAGACGTATTGGCAGCGTCATGGTATTGCGTTCAGTAGCAGTAAGGGGATTAGTATTAAGCTGGAGAGTTTGCCATTGCCTAATTCTGATGGTGAGGTTTGGTTAAGTTTGTTTGAGGACGATGGTAAGAAGGGCGGTAGTTCTGGTGGTTCTCAGCAAAGTAGTTTTAACCAGGGGCCAGATGATGAGATACCGTTTTAATGGCTAGAACTCGTCAAACTCCGATAGGTCGTTTTGGTGGTGTTCGTTTAGCGCAGCGGCGGATACGCACCAGCGAGACATTGGAACAGCACAAGGAGGCGGTTGCTCAAGAGTTAATAGCTCTTGGCACTACTTCGATCACAGAGATTATGAACTTGGATGGTACGATGAAGGCGCAGGAGGATATTCCTGATTACGCTTTACGTGCGATTAAGAAGATCACGCCTATGCCTGATGGTCGTATATCGATTGAGTTGCATGATAAGGTTGCGGTATTGCGGATTTTAGCTAAGGCTGCGGGTTTCTTGGAGAGTGCTGAGAAGGAGAGTGATAAGCCTTCTATTGTTGGGATTAACATGAAGGGGCCGGTGATAGAGGCGGAGGTTTCTGATGGAGATACCAAGTCTTGATTTAAACTTTGAGAACAGTCCGACTGTTTGGAAGTTTCTGCACGATGATAGTTTTGTTCGTGGGTTAATGGGGCCGGTGGGTTCTGGGAAATCTTACGGGTGTGCGGCTGAGATCATGTTGCGGGCGGTGAGGCAGAAGCCTAGCCCGAGGGATGGGATTAGGTATTCCCGGTTTGTAATTGTTAGGAACACTTACCCGGAGCTAAGAACAACAACGATTAAGACCTGGCAAGAGTTATTCCCGGAGGATGTTTGGGGTGGGATGCGCTGGCAACCGCCTATATCGCATCATATTAAAATCCCGACCAGGGAAGATATACCTGGAATTGATTGTGAAGTTATCTTCATGGCTCTTTCTTCGCCCCAGGATGTGAGGAAGTTGTTATCTCTTGAGCTAACGGGGGCATGGGTAAACGAAGCGCGTGAGTTGCCTAAAGCGGTGATTGATGGGTTGACGCATCGGGTTGGCCGTTATCCTACTAAGGCGGATGGTTCTCCGACCTGGTACGGTATTTGGATGGATACCAACCCGCCCGATAACGATCACTGGTGGCATGATCTTGCTGAGAAGAACTCTATTGGAGGCAAGTTTCCCTGGACGTTCATGCGCCAGCCTGGTGGTGTTTTACAAGCGGAGCCTGGTGAGATCCCGGAAAACCCAGAGGCCCAGGGGTTTATTTTCTCTGGTGGTAAGTGGTGGAAGGTAAATGAGGCTGCGGAGAATAGTAATAATCTGCCGCCTGGTTATTATCAGCAGCTTCTTGGCGGGAAAAATGCGGATTGGATCAGGTGTTATGCACAGGGGATGTACACGTTTGTCCAGGAAGGCAGACCTGTTTGGCCCGAGTATGACGATGAGTTGATGAGTGGTGACGTTGAGGTTGATCCATATTACCCTGTTCAGATCGGTGTGGACTTTGGTTTAACCCCGGCGGCTATCTTTGGGCAGAGAACGCAGGGCGGTTCCTGGCGTATTTTTGATGAGCTAGTTACGTTTGATATGGGCTTGGAAAGATTTGGCCAAGAAATTATTGGGCGCATCGCAGAGCGATATTCTAAGCATGAAATCCTGATCTGGGGGGATCCCGCCGGTAATAAGCGGGATGAGATCTATGAGGTTACAGCCTTCGATCACCTTCGATCGCTGGGGTTCAAGGCGCAACCAACAGAAAGCAACGCCTTCCAGGTACGCCGAGAGGCTGGGGCTAGTCCTATGTCCAGGTTAGTAAACGGCAAGCCGGGATTAATGGTTGATAAAAAATGTTTGCGATTGCGCAAATCTCTTAGCGGAGGATATTTCTTCAAGCGTCAATCCCTGGGCGCTGGTCAAGAAAGATTTAAGGATAGCCCGGTAAAGAACGATCACTCACATTGCGGGGATGCTTTTGGGTATCTTATGCTTGGAGGTGGAGAACAGCGGAGGCTGCGCCGAGGAACGTATGGGCAAAGCTTTGGCAAGCAAACCCTCTCAGCAAATACAGAATTTAACGTATTCTAATGGGGCTTATTCAACTTCCTACATTTCAAATGCGAACTGATGAGCAGATTGTACCCATGCAGTACGAACATTTATTCGGTTTGAAGCTTGGGCCGCATGATGCCGAATATGAAAAGTATATTCCCAACTATCGAGATTATATTTATGACAATTCCGTTTTTGGATGGTCTTGGACAGGAGTAGGACGGGGCCGAATTGTTTGCTGCTTTGGATTGCGGGATATGTGGCCGGGTTTGGTCGAGCTTTGGCTGCTGCCGGGAGAAGGTATAGATAGACACGTTAGGACACTTTTAGTGGGTGCCAGGGCTATATTGAAGGATGTGATATCTGATAGTGATATCCGTAGGGTGCAAATTGCTGTAAAAGTTGAACATGAGGCTGCATTTAGGTTTGCTAAAGCTCTAGGTTTTGAGGTAGAGTGCATTTTAAGAAAGTACGGCCCAGAGGGGGCTGACTATTATTCTATGGCGAGGTTTTCCTAATGGCTGGGTTAATGGGCGGTGGTAGAAGAGCTCCAACTGAGCAAGAAAAAGCTGCTCGAGAGGCGCAAAGCAGATCGGCAGAACGGGCCGAGGCTCAAGAGCGGGCTGAAATGGCTGGCTTACAGGAGCGGCGATCAAGAATGCGCCGGGGCGGTATGCGTCTTTTATTCTCTCCAATTAGACGTCCGGGATCTGGATCTTCTAGCTTGGGAACAAAACTTGGTGTGGGTGATTAAAAATGGCTGCGCCTAAAAAAAGCCTTCGGCCTAAATCTTATCAAAGCGCAATTACGCAGAAAAAGCCAAAAACTTTTGCCCAGGCTCGAGAAAATCTTTTGTCCGATGTGCGTATGGGATTAGGAATTGATAAAAAAACAAGCGACTTCAAGGCTCGAACCAGGCGCACAATGGATAAAGCTGCTGAAGATGCCAAAAAAAGAAAGCGCGATAACGATCGGAAACCTTCAACCTCAGCAACATCAAGGCAAGCTGAATTAAAACGCCAGCAAGAAATAGCTGAAGCACAGGCTAGAAGGCGTGAATATGAAAAGCAAAGGGGCAAAGAAGCCCGTAAGCGCCGTATGTTGTTATTAAACATTTCTGGATCTTAACATGACACAAATTAAAAATGATGAACGGGTTTTTAAGAAAGTCGCCCCAGAGCCCAAAAGGGCACGAAACAAAGCGGGTCAACTGCAAGCAGATGATCCAAGCACTCCAGATGTAAATGAGGCTTGGGAAGGCGGTAAGGCACCGGCAAAAAAATCAACGCCTAAAAAGAAGGCTGCATCTCGTGGTAAAAAAAGCGTTTCAAAATCCTAAAGGTGGTTTAAACGCCGCTGGTCGGAAGCATTTTGGTGTTAAAGCCCCCGTAAAAAAGGGTGATAATCCTCGTCGGGCGTCCTTCCTTGCCCGCATGGCGGGGAACCCCGGGCCGGAACGTGACAGCAAAGGTCGACCGACCCGATTGTTATTATCGCTCCGCGCCTGGGGTGCTTCGTCAAAAGCTAATGCTAGATCAAAAGCAGCGGCGATAAGCAAAAGGAATAAAAGTAAAAATGCCTAAACCTACGCTTAAAGAAGTTATTAATCGAGAGGCAAAAGCCCAGGCTCGCAAAGATGAGTGGCGAACAGTTTATGAAGATTGTTATGAGTTCGCTTTGCCACAAAGAAATCTTTATGGCGGATATTATGAAGGCAAAACGCCTGGCAAAGGTAAGATGCAACGTGTGTTTGACAGCACAGCTATGGCATCCACAAAAAGATTTGCTAATAGATTGCAGTCTGGGCTGTTCCCACCCAATCGGCAATGGTGTCGTTTAGAGCCAGGGGTGGCTGTTCCTGAGAGAGATAAGGAGCGGGCTCAACAGATCCTCGATGTTTATGTGGACACTATGTTTGACCAGCTGCGTCAAACTAGCTTTGACCTGGCGATGGGTGAGTTCCTTCTGGATCTTTGTGTTGGTACTGCGGTTATGATGGTTATGCCTGGTGATGAGGCAACCCCGATCCGCTTCCTGGCAATACCACAGTATCTTGTGGCTATCGAAGAGGGCGCAAATGGCGTTATCGACAACGTATATCGCAAGCTTAGAATTAAAGCAGAAGCTCTTCAAAGAGAGTTTCCTGATGCTGTAATTAGTCCAGATCTGGAAGATGTTATTAATAGGAAGCCCTCAACTGAGCTAGATCTTTTCGATGCTGTGCTATTCGACCAGGAAACAGGTCGGTATCATTATCACGTTGTTTGGCCAGAAAAATCTCAAGAGCTTGTTTATCGTGAGATGAAATCTTCACCATTTATTGTTGCTAGATTTAGTAAAACCGCTGGGGAAATCTATGGTCGTGGGCCTCTAGTTGACGCAATAGCCGATATTAAAACCCTTAATAAAACGCTTGAGCTTGTGTTGAAGAACGCATCACTATCGATTGCTGGTGTTTATCTGGCCGCTGATGATGGCGTTTTAAATCCACAGAACATTAAGATACAGCCCGGCGCAATCATACCTGTCGCTCGAAATGGCGGGCCGCAAGGCGCTTCTCTTGCGCCTCTACCAAAAGCCGGTGATTTTAACACAAGCCAAATCATTATCCAGGATCTTAGGGTAAACATTAAAAAGATTTTAATGGATGACACTTTGCCGCCTGATACAATGTCGGCGCGGTCTGCTACTGAAATCGCACAGCGTCAACGTGAGTTGGCTACAAATCTTGGATCTGCCTTTGGTCGATTGATGACTGAAATTATGATTCCATTGGTATCGCGGATTTTATTTGTCCTGGACAGGCAGGGCTTGATCGATATGCCGCTCAAGGTAAATGGTGTCGAAATTAAGGTAAGCGCGATTTCTCCATTAGCTGAAGCACCAAAAATGGAAGAGGTTAATCAGCTATTGAGTTTTATGCAGATTGCGCAATCTATGGGCCCGCAAGGACAGACAATCATAAATGTTCCAGAGAGCCTTTCATTTATCGCAGAAAAGATGGGCATAGATCAACGTGTGCTGAACACACCAGAAGAACAACAAATGATGATGCAGCAAATGCAACAAGCAATGATGGCACAGCAAGAACAGTTGCCAACAGATGAAACAGTCGCGGAGGCTGTTCAATGAGTTCGTTAGAGGGTTGGGAAGGAATGAACCAAGCCTTTGCGGAGCCGCAAAGGGCGGATGATCTTGATATCCTTTACGGTCGGGTGTTCAAGTCTGAGGAAGGCCAAAAAGTGTTACACCACTTACGGCAGATAACTATCGAACAACCATCCTGGTATCCAGGCGAAGATCCAAGTCATGGTTATGCCAGAACGGGCATGACTGAACTGGTTCGTCTGATTGAGCGCAGGGTGGAAAGGAGTAATAATGTCTGAAGAAAATCAAACTATAACAGCGGATGAAAATGATAGCCCGCTGGTAAACCTAACGGCACAAGAGCCAGAGCAGCAAGAAGAGCAGCCCTTTCAGTTGCGTGAAGAAGAGGGCGAGCAGGTCGAGGTAGATGATGAGCCTATCGAGCGGCCTGATTTTTATCCAGAGAAGTTTTGGGATGAGGATGGCCCGGATGTTGAAAAGCTTGCAAAAAGTTATGCAGAACTTGAAAAAGCATTCAAGAATGGAAAACATAAAGCACCAGAGGGCGATTACGAAATTGCGGATCTGGTTGATCGTGGCCTCGACCCGGAAGATCCAACTGTCCAGACATATCAAGAATGGGCTAAAAAATATGGCATATCTCAGCAAGCGTTTGAAGAACTTGCCGGGAATGTTCTGGAGTTTTCTCAGCAAGACCAGGAGGCCATAGATTATGATCGACGCCAAGAGATGGAAAAGCTTGGCGAACGTGGCCAGGAAAAGATATCCTTTCTCGAGCGAAATATTATGAAGGCTAATCTCACAAACACAGAGCGGGAAGCTTTGGCGTATAGCTTAAATAATGCGGATGCCATTAATGCTATGACTAAATTCATCCAGGGATACACGAATGAAAACATCCCTACCGGCCCGGTCGTCGCAACACCAGAAATGACTGTTGATGATCTTCGGCAAGCGGTGGCTGACCCTCGCTGGAAAACTGATAATGTATGGCGCACCAAGATAGAAAAACAATGGGCTGAGGCCAACGCCTAAATATATTGCCAAAATGGTTGCTTGTGTGTATATGTGGTGTAACGGCTAACCGCTGCGCGGCCCGTTGATGTGGTAAACCACTGGTTGGCGCGGCCATTTCCGCGCAAGCGACCGCCCGAATTACATCGGCTAACGGTAAGCGTTTTAAGTTGAAACCTTATAGGAGGCTTCTGCTATGGCGCAGAGTATTACTAATGCCTTTGTAACTCTCTTTGATGAAGAGGTAAAACAGGCATATCAAGGCGAAGCATTGCTTCGTGGCACCATGCGGTCACGTACCGGGGTGCGCGGAAACACAGTTAAGTTTCCAAAAATCGGCAAAGGCGTTGCAACTGTTCGTGTTCCACAAACAGACGTAACCCCATTAAACGTAACTTATTCACAAGTTACAGCCACTATGAGTGACTATATCGCAGCTGAATACTCAGACATTTTCCATCAGTCTCATGTAAACTTTGATGAGCGCCAGGAACTTGTCCAGGTTGTTTCTAAAGCGATCGCTCGTCGTATGGATCAGCTTTGTATTGATGCTTTAAATGCTGCTTCTTCTCCATCTACTGTTGCTACAACTGTTGGTGGTTCGGGAACAAACATGAACATTGAAAAGCTTCGTGCAGCTGCCAAGGCTTTGAATGACAACAATGTGCCTTCAGAAGGCCGCCACTTGTTGATGCATTCTTCGCAGCTTGATGCTTTGCTTGGTGAGACTGAAGTAACTTCAGCTGACTTTGCTACAGTTAAAGCTCTTGTGCGTGGAGAAATCAGTTCATTCATGGGCTTCAACATTATCACTATGGGTGATCGTGATGAAGGCGGTGTTCCTAAGCCCTCAACCCGTTCGTGCTTTGCCTGGCATCAGGACAGCATGGGTTATGCTGAAAGCATGTCTCAGAAATCAGAGGTCAATTACATTCCAGAGAAAACATCATTCCTTGTGTCCTCGATGTTCTCTGCGGGTGCGATTGCCATTGACGATGAAGGCATCGTAAAAATTAGCTGTACAGAGTAAGGAGACAAATAAATGGCTTTTTCAAGTGCAGGTTTTGCAACCATTGGAGCATCAAAGAAGGGCAGTGCCCCTTCTATTTACTCATACCAAACGGCTGACACGATAGCGACTGTCAACACAGAAGGTTATTTCAATGATCTGTCAGATACCCTGGCGGTTGGAGATTTAATTTATTGTGTAACATCTACGGGTGGCACAAGAGTTAGCACCTTAACACAAGTGCTTTCTAATGCGTCTGGTGTTGTTGATGTTGCTGATGGTACTACATTGGCCGCAACTGACGGCGACTAAATCTTTAGAGGGGCTGGGCAACCGGCCCCTTTTAAAAATTGGAGATTTATAATGGCTACTGGCGATACATCTGTTTCAATTTGTTCTGATGCTTTAGTAATGCTTGGTGCCGCAACCATCTCAGCTTTTGATGAGGGAACAGATACAGCGACAGCTTGTGATCGCCTCTATCCAGATATTCGAGATAATCTCTTATCAACCTATCAATGGAGTTGGAGCCTTAAAAAAGTCCAACTTGCTCGATTATCAACCGCTCCAGTAGGTGAATGGAAATATCCATATCAGCTTCCCGGTGATATGCTTTCTGGAGTTCTTGCTGTTTTTGAAACGAGCGGAACCTATGAGCGCCCTCGACGTTA